TTACCCTTGCGTGGATATTAGCGTCCTCGTCCTCTACAATCGCTTTTAAGGTGGAAATAGCGGGGGAAAGGCTCTTTTGTATCTGCTGTGTGGAATTGCTGATAATCGCCTTTGCAGCCTCGTTGTATCTTTCTAAAAATTCCGGGTCGGTAAAGTACCGCCGTATCGTCCTTGAATTGATTCCAAGCTTTTCAGCGGCTTCCTCGCGTGTATTTGTGGACAATAAAGCCGCAATCACTTTTTCCTGCCGCCGGATCATCATTTCTTTTCCCACGCCTGCACCCCCTTTCTATTGGCCTGTTTCGGATAAAAACGGATTAAATATCTTCCTTTTTCTTCATTATATACCAGATTAAGGAAAATTACAACTAATAGTATTTATTTAATAAAAAATACAAAAAGTTGACTTTTGGGAAAAGATAGGATATAATGATATAGAAATATTCTTCATTTTGGTTTTGGCTTTTCTTGTCACCTCCTTTCACTTGCGGCGGCTCTCTTG